TAAACTTTTTAGTAAGTTCTGCAACCTCATCAATCAGACTGTTCATAACGGTTGTTGAAGATGTACCCTCAGCATATCCAGCAAGCTTAATAGCTTTAACTGGATTGCCTTGGGCTTCTTCAAACAAAACATCTAAAAACTTTTGCTGTTTTTCAGTAAGGTTTCTTGCCATTTACTTATTCTTTTTCTTTTCTGCAGCACGTATTTTAGCACGTTCTACTGCAGTTAAAGGTCCAAACTTTTCCAAAGCTTTTTTAGCTGCAGCATTTCCAGGGTTTTCAACAGCCTTTCTTACAGCCTCTTCTCTACGTGCACTAGCTGATGGTTTAGTAGCTTCCTTAGTATCTTTTACAAGCTGATCAACAGGGCTTCTAGAAGGAGCAAACATTTTTGGAGAGTCCAACATAGAAGTTTTTACTTTTGGTTGAGATGCAGTTTTACTTCCTGGTCGGGCCTTAGGGCGAAGAGAAGTCGACAAAGGTTTATTAAGGTCTGACGCATAAACAGCAGCCATAACCTTTCCGCTTTTGTCCGTATAGTACAAAGCTCCTGCTTTTTTAGCTGCAGCAATACTTTTGTATTTACTTGCTTTAGCTTTTTCTGCAGAAACAGAAGAACCCTTTGCTTTAATTTTAGCATTAAGATATTCACGTAAAGTAGCCATTATTTTTTTCCTCGCTTTTGTGTTCCTGGATTTGATGCACCGCATTTAGCCATGCCGCCATGTGCATATCCCATACGTTTTTTAGACATTCCGCCACCATACATATATCCCATTTTATTACGGACATCTTGTGGCAATTTACCTAAACCTTTATTTCCTTCAGGTACAGGTTGTAATCCACCTGCTGCATAACCTTTTTTCTTTTTCATGTGATAACCTTTTCCTCCGCAATGGCTACAACCTTTACCTTTACATTTTGGACATTGAACTTTATTCATTTTGTTAGACCCTTTATCTACGCCTTTAATTTTACCTTTATTTTTTGATGCATAAAATACTTCTTTTCCCTTTTCAGATCCATATTTGTCTTTCATGGACTTCATAATTTTTTGACCTTTTTCAGTAAGGGGCATTTTAAAATTCCTATGCTACAACAAAATCTACAATTTGTCCTTGTGGTACTTTATTCTGATTGTGTGGATGATAAGCATAAATACTTTCATTTTTAAACTGTTCTGCTCTTTTATCTACAGCCTTATAAGACTCTTCTATTACTCTTTGCTTTTCAGTAGGTACCTTATCAAAAGGCATTTGTGGTAATGGAAGATAATCTAATAAACCTAAACTTATATTCACTTTAAGTCTCTCTTCTTCTTTTAAAGGCTTTTAACTTTTTTCTTAGTTCAGGGGGTAGAGGCTTGCCAATAGTTGTTGGTCCTTCCACAGTACCTAGCTTTTTAGGAATAGCTAAAGGATCTGTAGATAAACTTCTTTTTTTCTTACCCAGATCTTTTTTCTTTGGACTACTATTAGGAACAACAAAGTTAAAGTTACTGTTTTCTAAATGCGTTGGTTTTTTAAATGAGGTCATATTATTTTTTACCTTTCTTTACAACCCCGCCTTTAGCGGCTCTAAAGGGTTTCGTCTTCTTTGCAATGCCTTTAGGTTGAGCCACAAACTGCTTACCTGCCTTCGTGCCTTGTCGTTTAGCTCTGGTTGTAGCGGCATACTCACTGCTGCTAAGAGACTTAATAGCTGAAGAAGGAAGGTAACGTTCACCAGTCGCTTTTGGTCCTTGAGTAGAGGGCTTACCACTTTTGGTTCTCCACTTTTGTTTAGTCCAATTTTTTAAAGACTTTTGAGATTTAGCGAGGGCCATTACGTATAGCCCCCACCTTTTGCTTTATATTGCTTTGCAACCATTTGTGCCTTCCTAGCGCTCCACTGTCCAGGCTTTCCACCTTTGCTGCCAGCTTTAATCTTTTCAAAAAGTCTTTTACGCATCGTAGGCTTTGTATAATTACCAGCTTTATTGACCGTAGATTTTCGAGTAGATTTCGCCACGACTTATTCCCATATCCTTGAGAGCTTTGTCTGACATATTGTTTAGCTGCCAGTATGCTACTCGTTTTTCGTTTGCTTCTTTTATAAAATCATATATACGTTTAAACATTGCACTATCTCCTTTTGTTTGTGTGCGGAGATAGTTATATCATATTTAGTTATAACATAATACAGATAAGATTGCAACCCCGTTATGCAATTAACGCCTATTAGGATTATAATGTTCTTCTACAGATATTGTAACACCCATATTACCACCACCATTAAATACAGTTATTTTGTCACCTGCATGTAGAAACAACCTATCAGATGTAATCATATTGTAAACATCATTACCAGAAACAGATTTGTTATTTACTATGGTGTAGTACGCATCATCTTCTTTGTGATACCACTGTATAGAAATATTATCTGTAGATGCACCGCCGTTACTTACGTGAAGAAAAGTAACTACAGCATCAAAGTTATTAGGGCAAGTGTATAGAACATCACTACTTGCTCCACCTGAAGTGGCTGTAACTGCAATACTTTCTGTTGCTGTATTATATCGAAGCGCTACCATTACGAGCCTTTTACCCATTTTTTAGAAGGGGACTTTGTTTTACTGGGACTCCATTTAACCTTGTCCGCCCAATAAGCTGCAGACATTTTACCCTTTGAAATGTTTTTAGCGTGACGAGATTTAAATGCTTCACGTTGTCCAGCAGTCTGATTAGTCTTTACACCTTTTTGACCAAACTTAATATACTTGTATTTACCACCTTCAGAAGCCATAACGTGATGAGATTTACCACTGCTATCGTTTAAACGTTGCGGTTTGTTGACTCCTTTGAGTCCCACCTCTTTCATTTTATTTTTAACTCTTTCAGGTATAGACATTAACGTTTTCCTGCATTTTTGTTTCTAGGGAAAGATCTGTTTGCACGTTTTGTAGTTATAGACAAGTTCTTTTTAGAGTTATCTCTAGGATTACCATTTTTATGATTGACATCTTTGCCATCACCTTTACGAACTACGCCAGCTTTAGTTAAAGCACTTCTGGCAGAGTTACGAGAAGCTCTGTTTTTCTTTTGCTTTGAACTGCTGTGGTAGTTTTTATATTCGCTTTTATAGTTTCTCATGAGCCTAAACTACAGGGGGAACAAGGACGGTTCTCTTTTTACCCCTGCTTTCTATTATAAATTCATCTACTAAACTTATACCGTCAAATTACATCATTTCAAAGTGAGGTGCATCAATAAATGGTCTACGTCCTTCAGAACGACGAAGGTCAATATACGCATTCATTGCATCCTCTGCACTACCTTGATACAGCCTAATATCTCCTTCAGACCAAGCAGCTCCCCACTTTATTGCTACAGAATGTCTACGGGCTGCTTCTGCCATTGCATCACAAATATCATCATAAACATTTAGTTCCCAAGAGACATTAGAACCAAAATAAGCAACAAGGTCTACAGCTCTACCTTCAAGATGCTTAGACTTCATTGTTTGTGATCTACCAGACTCATAAAGTTCTTTTTGTTCTTCTAAAGTACGAAGCCCATAAGTAACTCCAAAGTCTACCTTTGTAAGCTTAATAGCTTCCAGTACCACATTTACCAGATCTTTTTCCACACCTTCAAGTTTACGAATACTTCTTTCGCTAAGTTTAAATGCCATTAGTTAAACATCCCTGTTTTTCTATAATCTTTGTGACCTGTCCTAGTTAAACCACCCTTACTAAACTTTCCTCCAGTTCCTTTATGAACTAAAGTTCCAAAATCATCTTTTTCCATTTCTGAAAGGTTTTTAAGTCTTTTTTGTAAAGCCTCAATTCCTTTTTGGTCCCCTTTTTCTCTAGCTTCTTTTAGTTTTTCAGCTATTTCTCTGCGCCTTTGAGTAATACTTTTAGCCATTTTATCAAAAGAGGGGTCGTATTTTTCTCTTTTTGCTTTTTCTATTTCTTGTTCATGTTTTTTATATGTATCAGATTTAGCTTTACTTTTAAACTCTTTTTCATTTAAAGAAGATCCGCCACCATCACTTTCAATTAGGTCTTTTTGTTTATTTTTTTGTTTCTGAGCTTGCTTTACTGCTTTAGCTCCGTATTTTTTTACTGCTGCGTTTATACCTTTTTTTGCAATAAAACCGAGTATTGCCGCCGCAACTGGTATGAGTGGGCCTGCCATTATTTTTTCCTTCTTGTCACAGTTTTCTTTTTCTTTTTGGGCATAGCTTTTAAAGGCACAGCTCCTACAGAAATAACTATTGCCATCTTACCTTTTTTAGGAGTGGGTTTCTTAGCCATTATA